CTTGGATTCTTTAACTACTGTGCCATCCATATCTTTTTCACCAGATGTTTTAACTTTATGCAAAGCTTTAAAATCTTTCTCACCTTTTGCTCTAGGCTCTTCAGGCGATTCATTCTTTGGTTTATCGTGAGTATAACCCTTATCTGATAGTTCTTTATGGTCTTTCTCAGTTTTAGCTACTTTCTTCTCACCAGTTTCGGGATGAAACATATCGTGAGGATATTTAGCCTCTTCTTTTTTTATTTTACCCTCTACTACGTCCATCACAGTCGCAGCAATGTCTAGGGTTGCTTGGTCATTAATTTTCATATTATTCTCCTAAGTTATGAAAAGCATTCCTGTAATCCCTGTGGCTGCTGCCGCTATGATTATCCAGAATAATTTATTAATTATCGTTACGGTTGATGCATTGTCTCTTACCAATGTATCTAGTTTATCTACTCTATTTATAAGAGATAGAATCTGTTCACCTTGTTGTTTACCGAATTCGGTCAACGTAATGATTTTTTCTTCTGCCCGAGCGAGGGCTATAATTGCGTCCGACATCTGATCAATCTTGGTTTCGATTCTATCCAGTCGTGCGGCTTGTTCTGCTCTTTGTTCAGCTGCTGTCGCCATGTTTATAAACCCTGCATTTTAGGGGAGTAGCCCCTTTAATTAACCTATGGTATTCTTCTTTCTTAATATCAAATACCATTCCTTTTTTAAGGAGCCAAGGTAGACATTTCTGTAACTGAATCTGCCAACCTTCTCCTTCTAGTATCTCTATTTCTCTATCTTCCATATCACGATGCCAAACATACTCAGCATCATCTATAGAGGGGTCGAATGTTCTAACCTCTCCATCTTCCCAGTACGGTTTACCAAAAGTAATTTCCACCACCTGATAGTCCTAAGTCTTTTGCATAACGCGGTAATCGACAAGCCCAATACCCAGACGACATCTTATCTGTCTTAGTATCACAATTATGCCGGGCTGCAAAGGAAGCAGCTGCCCCCTTATCGTTAATCTTACTAGTGAGGCCGCCCTTGGCATCACCAAATTCTATCTTCTTTACGTTTCCTGTTTTAGGATTTTTAACGTAAACAACGTATTTCTTTTTACCACTAGACCTTTTAGGTGAGTTAAGTTCTACATCTCTACCCTGGTAATCTGCTTCTGATAGCTCAATCATTGGTTGCTCTAACGGCACCTGTTGACCTTCATAAAGTCCGAATCTCTCTTCTATGTGTTCTAAGAAACTATGCATTATACACCCAAGCCTTTTATTAGTCTTATTACTTTACTTAGTAACATTTTAACAGCTGTGTAATATGCAAATCCATGACCCCATAATATATGAAAGGTATGGTTCTTTTCTATTTCTGATTTAGGTCCGAACTTCTTAGTCCAGTTATCTACATATTCACCTTTATATCTTAGTACTGCATGTGATACTTTCCACTTACTAGGTCCAACTAGACAGATACCAGCCTGATGTGTTATTAACATCCACCACATCTTAAGGTGACTCTTTCCACATAGTCTATAAAGAATTGATAAAGAATAATCTTCGCAATCCCCTACTAATTTACCTTCTGCATCTTCTGAATAAATAACTTTCCATGCATCTGCAAAGCCATATTGTTCTCTATCGTATCTATATTTCCACTTAGAATTAAATGATTGTACTATTCCATCTCTTTCCAATTTTGTCATTTTCGACCCCCCTGACTCTTTATCCACTTTTGAGCTATTTTATTCTCTGGTGGTTTCTTAGCCCACTGTTGTATATCCTTATAAGCTTCTAAAGTAGATGTGTTAATATCTGCATCTGTTGAGTTATCTATTACTGTCATTCGGTTACGAAAAAGCCCTTGGAATTTACCAATGTTTTTCTGTACTGATTTCCACATCTTCTCAACTTCTGGCTCTTTTAACTGTCTTGGTCTATTCTTATTTCTTTGTTGTGCAGTCTCTAAATCTGTATTAACAAATATCATGTGTACTGCATAACCTATATCTCTTAACTGGTCCACACTTGCTTTAATTTTGGCATAGTCTTTACCAGTACCATCTATTACAACACCTAACCTACCTTTTAAAGCAATCTCTAATTGTTTGCCTGTAAGTTTCTTTGCCTTATCTCTAAGAGCCTGGCCCTGGGCAGAATATATATCATCTGGCTCCATAGTAAGTCCTGCTTTAGTAAGTGCATTTTCATAGTTTGTATCAGAGTTTATAAGTTTAAACCCTAAAGATAATAAAGAAGTCTTACCAACTATAAATGATTTACCTGAACCAGGCCCACCGGCAAGGAATACTGCCTTAAATATAGATGGGTCATTTACACCTTCATCAATTTTAAAATGTTCTTTAAACCTTATCATTTCTTTAAATCGTACCTAAATGATTTATTTTTATCCTGGCCACTCTTAGTAATACCATACCCAGCAATCTTAGCTAGTTGTTGAAGTACTGGCCAATTCTTTTCGGATTTCTTACTTCTATTATTCTTCAGCATGTCATTTTCTATTTTATTAAATAAAGTTTTAATCATATCCAAGTCATGCATGACCAATGGTGCTTCTTCTAAGTCTTCACTTCGAGCTCTTTTGAAGTCTTGTTTAGTAGGTGCACCTTTTGAACCTGCCTTCCTCATTGGTCGGCCTTCTTTTCTTTTATTATGGATATTGGCCCAGAGACCATTTCCTTCCATGAAATCCTTAAAGTCGCTCATTTCTTTAATAGTCCCTTTGCTTTAATTCTATCATGGTATGTAAACTGATAGTTCTTACCATTCTTAGTATCTTTAACAATGTAAGTTGTTGGTGTCATCTTAGTAACTTTACCCATATACTTGGCACCATCAGCACGATAGTAATCTACTTCTGTACCAACTTTAATTGACTTCTTAGTTTCTGCGCCCATTCCGTGTTTTGCAAGAACTCTATAATTTTCTAGGAAGTTACTTACTATTTCTTTTCCCTTTGCTCTTGTTAGATAATGAGTATCTTCTTTCATATTTTCCTTTTCCCTTTCGTGTTTCTTTTTAAGAGTTTCTACTTCTTTGGCTTGTTTTAATGCAAGTTGTGCTTTCTCTTCTGGTCCAGGAGCTTCTTCCATGAATGACTTAATGTGCTTGATATCAATTTTCATCTTCTTAGATATCCATTGAGCTGACTTACCAGAATCAATATAACCTTGAAGTTCTTTTACTTTACCTTCTTCAACATTTTCAACATACCCTTTATCACCAGGCTTTTTATTATGATTAAAAACTTTCTTACCAAGTGGTGTAAGGTTACCCTTTTTATCATACATTTGGTTTACAAGTTTCTTTTCTGATGATGATAAACTTTGTTCTTTAATTCTGCCTTTGACTATATCTTCTAAGTCACGAGATAACCAATCAAAAAACTCATCGGGGTCATCACTTTTAATTTCATTGTTGTTCAATGCCCATTGAGTTAGGTCATCTTCCGCTTTCTTACCAGCAGAAGACATGAATGATAAATCACCAGTTTTGTATGCTTTTGTAAGTTCTCTTTTATGTTTTCTGAAGAGGTCTTTCATCTTTGCTTCTGATATAACTTCTTCTTTAATCATCTTATCAACAGTCATGCCGCTTTTAAATTTACCACCTGACATTGCTTTAGGATACATTTTAGCAATTAAGTCATTATAACCTACGAGTATGTTTAATATGTCAGATTGGATTTCTTTTGTTGAAATGCCTTTAATTACTTTCTTAACTGCACCGAGGTTGCCTTGAGCAAGTGCACGAGATACTGCCTGATAGTCTTTCTGGTCTTGACCTGTTTCTTTCTTGGCAAGTCTTGCTACATTCTTAGTGGCTAGAGTTAGGTCTTGATTATAATTTTCTTCAATGCCTTCCTTTGCAACCAATTTCCAACCTTGTCTTTTCATTTTATCTGCAGTCTTACCATCAACCTTACGAGTAAAATTACCTTTCTTCATAATATACTCTTCTTTACCTTCATTAACTGATTCATTAGCCTGTTTTAATGCATCTGCAACAATAGGGTCATCTGCAAGACCTCTTTTCATTGCCTCAATCTTTTTATAGGCTCCGGTCATGTTACCACCCATATCGATTGCGATTTTAACTGCCGCCGCTACAAGAGAAGCTGGATATTTACTTCTATACTTCTCTCTTAATTGTTTAAATTTCATTTGTTAGTTTCCTCTTATTTTACTTTAGCGGCTAAGTCTTTATCTGCCTTACCCCATGTTCCTGATGATTTGGTTACAAAAGAATTGACTCTTGCTAACCCCCATTGTGTTGGATTAGTTCCTGGTCTATGGCCTGTTCTCCAAGCCGCAAATCCTCTATCAAATACTTTTCTTAATATGGCTAATGGCATACCTGACTTATCTGCTTTCTTTTTAAGAGCATCATCAGCCTTACCTTCATTAACTACATAATCTTCAAAACTTAAATGTTTGGCCATTTCTCCGTACATATCTTTATATTTCTTAGTATGTTTTGATGGCTTTGTTTTTGCTCTTGCATCTCCAGGAGCTGGTTTATATGCGGCTGGATTATTATCATCCTTTTCAGCACCCTTCTTAAAGTGGGCTTTTCTTTTGGCTGATGTTGACTTTGCAAGACCAGAGTAATAGTTAGTACCCTCAGCTTGTTCTACTTGTTCCAACCAGACTTTCTTATTACCCTTAGGGAAAGCTACTGTAAGATAATTCGCACCTTTAGTGATAATCTTACCCTTCTCTTGATTTTCTTTTAGTCTAACTGTATCACCAACATTAAACAAGTCACCTAAAATAAACTGTTCTCTTGTTTCTGATACAGTCGGTAGTTCTATATGAGACCTAAAGCTTTTCTCTTCTTTAAGGCCCATCCCTTTTCTCACTGCATTAAATAACTCAGCTGAACCAGTATAACCACTTGGAAGACCACTAGAAAATGTTTGTAAATCCCCTTCTGCGGCCGCTGCTCTCATTTTAGAGGCTGACATTCCTGTTACACCTTCTGCATCTGGGTCTCTTTGCCCTGCAGAGAGTACTTTAATAGTTCCTTCAAATTGATAGAAGCCATGTCTTGCCTGAACACCATTATATTTGTTTAGTAAGATTTCAAATTCTTTTACTCTATCTGAACCTGCAACCATTGACATCTTAGTAAAACCTTGGTCATATAACTTAGTTGCGATTTCAATTATAGTACGCACGTCGCCGTCTGCCATGATACTTCTGGCATGTCTAGGAAACATTTTTCTTAGGAACTTAATCTTGTCTTTAAATTTAAGAGGATTCTTTTTAGGGTCTTGGGATTGTGATGCGTATATTCTATATGCACCTCCACGTGATACCTTTTTAAGAGTTTCAAAAAGTTTTTCGTGGCCTGTAGTCGGCGGATTAAATCTACCAAATACTACGGTTATTTCTTTTGATGCTTCGACTATATAGTCGCTAAAGTTTTTGACTTTCATTTATCCCTGGTTCCCATTTAGTTAGGACTATCCCAACCTTTAATTATATCTTTACTGAAGTTGTTGTAGGAGAATTCTAACCTATCAACTAACTTAACAGCGCCACCTTCCATTCTATCTATAGCAACAAAACCTTCTTGGTTGGTTACCTTAAATCCGGATTTAGTCTTGACAAAGGTATTAATTTTATTAAGACTATTAAGTTTATTTATAAGAATTAATTTACTATTTACAACAAAATTCTGTAAATCGAAGATTAATTTTAGGTTCTTTATATTACCTTTACTAAAGAAATTAAGTAAGGCATCTCGTTTATCTACTTGAGTCTGTTTACCTTTATCTGAACTTCTTTTATCAATCTCTTTTTGATACCTATTATTAATCCACATTACTAGTCCAGTGGCATGTTTCTTAGTATCTGTAATTCTTTGGCCTTCTCTCACCTTGGAATTATTATATACATTTAATAACATATTTAATTCCGAATTGGACTCTAACTCTTTTAATGTAGTAGATGCGATTTGTTTAAATACTTTACCAGCACCTGAAAGATTTTTATTTAGTTCTTCTGTTTCTGCTTTAGTAAGAGTTGCAGTACCAGAAAGGTCAGGTAATGTTGCATCTTGCATCCATATATCTTTTGACTTCTTTAACTTAGGTACTATCTCTTTACCAAACTCTGCTCTCATTGTCTCAAACGTTGCTCCACTATACGTTGTATGCCAAACAATTCCAATCTTAGCTGCTCCAATCTCCTTAGCGAGAGCACTATCAGTAGGTACTGCGTAAGCGATAGTGTTAGGATGAAACACAATATGACTAACTCCATTAATCTTCTCCTTTTTAAGGTCTGACTTATCGAACATAAAGTCGCCCTGTATAACCCCTTTGATTCCTATATTCTGTAAAGTATCGAAAGCCATAATAAGTTTTTTACTTAAGTCGCCTGATGTATCTGCTTTAATATCTTCATGTGACTTATAGATTTTAGGATTCGCATTGAAGATACCTTTTTTAGCAACAAAGAATTCTCCTGTCTCTGGGTGTTCTCCAGCAAACACGGCGGGGGCTCCGTCCCATTTCACGGTAACATCCACTGGTGCTTTGGTGTTACCTGAAAGCATATCCCTTAGACTTCTAAGCGCTAGGATTGCTTGGCGAGCCCCCTTGACCCCACCATCTATAATTAGGTCTTCAATGTGGGTCATATGAGTATTCTTTGTTGCTTCATGCAATGGAGTATAGCTAGTTAATCGTTTCATTTATATAACCTCTTAAAGTCTTCCGTCATCATTGCATTAAAATTAGGTGCACTTGAAAAGTTGCCTTTATATCTTAATATAATATTACATACTGCAACTGGGCCAATGAATAAAGTAAACTTTAAATTGGCGGCTCCAGAGCCTGGGTCAAATGCTTGTTTTGCACCTGGAGTATATTTCATTAATGGTTTGCCTTGAGAAAATAAATCATCTAGTTTACTTGATACTGAATCAATGTCTTTATACTCTCCGCCTTCTACTACAACACCTTTCTTAGGGCCGTAATCTCCAACGCCTGTAACTAGTGCAAAATCGAAATTAACTTTTTGTAATTCTTTTAAGTCGGACTTAAATATTAATTGAACTAGAATATTTGAGAATAAGTCTGACTTGGATAATATTGTTTCACCCATCATTTTAAATAATGTTCTTTTACCTTTTAATACTCTATTAATAAGGTCATTGGGAATTCTATTAACATACTTTTTCCAGTTCTTAGTAGTTACTGGATTCTTGTTAAGGTCATCAAATAAGTCATCAGACATCATATCAGGATATCTTTTTCTTAGTCTCTGAGCCAGTTTAATTACATGCACATAAAATCTACCTGCATCTAATTCTACATCTTCTTTTAATTTTTTAAGTTTCGGTTCATTAAGTAGCTTTGTAAATGATTTATTAATAAGGGTTGGGTCTTCTTCTGTAACCCTTTTCTTTTTCTTTAAAGATACTCCTAGAAATTTATTACCTTTCTTAATAATAAAGTCAGATGAATTAAAATCTTGCATTCCATATTTTGACATTTGGAATTGTTTTACATCTTTATCCCATGACTGACCAGTAAGATAAACCATATCAGCATTACCATATCCTGCATCAATAATAACATTAGCGGCCGATACTGCCTTACATAAATTTGGATAATCTCCTTCAAGAGAATCCACTTGACTCTGTTTATAACCTTTAACTTTCTTTAATTGAGCTCTTACCAATTGAATCATTGCATCCATTTCATCAGAATTAGTAATTTTATGTTTTGATGGGAAGAGACATAATGCAGCAGTCATAAGCTCATGAGGGTCATCACCTAAAGAACTACGGCCACCCATTGGTCTAGCATTTACATAGACTGCTTTATCCATATCTTTATGTTTAAAGTAATAATCTTTTTCTGCTCTGGCACCTGATATCTTAATAAGTTCTAAATTTGGTTCTTTTTCAATAATTTCTCTAGCGAGTGTAGAGAATGTTCTTCTGTTCTTATCTGGCATTAATTGAGAAATACCAATCTTCTTTGAATTTGATTTACCAGACCTGAGGTCTAATTCAACTTCAGTATCTACAGATGAAATTGCATCATCTATGGCCTGTACCAACTTTACTGCATTCAGATTATCGTCAGTAGTTGAAAGAGTATCGAGTTCCTCTGTCATAAAACTGTTTTTAAATCTTATCATATTATCTCCGTTATTAGTTTATAAAGTTAGTATACTACAGAACCATTGGTTTGTAAAGTTTTATTATAACTATTTATAATATTTGGAGACCTAGTTATTAGAGCTTCCTGTTGAAATATTACCCTCATCGTCCACTTTAATCACTTTTATTTTAAGAAGTTCCTTTAAAGTGCCCTCACATCCATTCTTTACACCTAGGTTATAAGATGTATAACTACATCCCATAAGGCAAAGCATGATTATAATATATTCTAGCATTCTACAGCCTCTATTGTTGAGTGATAACCTTTATATTTCATATCTTTTTGAAAAAGTTTAGCTTCTCTTTCATCTGCAAAAATATATTCTGCAACTACTTTGCCCCCGCCCTTTTCTTGGGCGAGAACTTTCCAACTTGTAATCTTGATTGATTCCATTACACTAGTTCCAAGAAATCATCAAACATGCCTGGGTTATCAGCAACAACTCTTTTAATGTTTTTCTTAATAGTAGCAACATCATCAGTGAAACCTGCCTGTTCTGCAGTTTCAATTCTTGTCTTTACTGTATCATAATCAAACTTGAAAGGGTCATCATAGATTGTTGGTCTCCATTGGATAGTAGAGTCCTTTTCAATTCCTTTATATTTTAATTTACTTTTCATAGTTTTTCTCCTGGGGCAAATCCCCTAAATGTTTTAAATCTTGGGAATCTTAATGAATAAGTCCCATCTTGGTTTTGTGAAATAGAGTCAGCTCTAATTTCCACCAACTGGCCTAATACAGCATCTTGGTCTTTCCAAATACTATCTCTAATCTTATCAGTTAAGCCACCACCGACATTGACTTTAATATCAACATCTTCATCGTGTCCTGCACAAACTAGAGCACCTGTTGTTCCTTCGAACTTACCCTGACCTTCTTCAATGCTTTCTACTGTCAGAGTTACTTCTATAAATGGCTTGATTTTAAACCAAGCATTACTTCTTTTACATTCATATAAACCATCTATTGGTTTAACCATAATTCCTTCATAGCCATTTTCTATGGCTTCTTTATTAATTTGCATGAATACATCATGGTCTTGTTCCAAATTAATAATCTCATAATCTACTGCTTTAATACAATCATCAAGACCAAAAAGTACTTCATCCATATCAATCTTTCTATCATAACAGCCGTCTACTGAAACACCTGCATTGAATTCATCTATAGTAATCATATCAAAGAGAGCGAGATAGGCATCATCTGTCTGTGCACCTTCTTTCCTATGTACTTGTTTCATTAGACTTGTAAAGTTATGACTCATAATCTCGCCATCGAATACCATTCCTTCGAACTGTGGCTGACTCAAGGCTTTTTCAATATGAGGGAAGTTAGAATAGACTTTACCATTCCTAGAATAGATAGTGGCCTTTCCCTTAAGTACTATGGTTATGGCTCTTACACCATCATACTTGTACTCGATAAGGCAATCACCTTTCATGTGTTTATTGTTTTCACCATTCGTGGCCAACATGCAATGAAATCTTGGAATCTCAAATCCAATTTTCTTACCCATCTTATTGATGGTCTTCTCTGATACGCCACATTTTAAATCTTTAAGAAGAATCCTACGATACCAGAAGTTCCACTCATCCATGGTGGCTTTATCCATTGTTTCTTGTATCTCTTCTTTAGCCGCATTACCTGTCAGACATCTACATTGTAATGATAATGCTAGTTTCCAAAAATCACTTGTCTCAAGCCCTGGACCATCCTTCTTAGAAATAGGTATCAATTTAACGCCGAATGTGTCAAAGGGATTGAGAGCAAGTTTTACTCCGTCTTGGAATTCTTTATTATCAATATATTGAGATACAACATCTTCTTTAAATAGCCTTGAGTTATCAGATTCAAGTTTTTCTATTATGTCCCAAGGTTTCATGCAGACTCCATATATTTTTCTACTGGTTTTAATTCTATGAACTTGCGTCTCGACTTAGAGAACTGTTTCATAGGTGATTTAAATTGTTTATATTGTTTGGTTGATGTACTTCTAAAGCCAACTAAGTGTCCGTGTTCGTTTAGAATGTAAGTGTGGTTGAGGGTATTATCTTCCCATTTGGTTATTTCTTTAAAGGCTCTTAGCATTTAAACTCCGTGGGTCATATGTTCGTAATTGTCTGGACATCCTTCTAGTGGAGCACCACAAGCACAAGTTTCTTCTTCCTCTTTGGTTGGTGCACCCACGAGAGCCCTTACTTCGGCCTCGGTAGTTGGGAATAGTTCTATCTGTTTCATAATATATCTCCTTTTAATAAGTTAATTATACTACACTTTAGGTCTAAAGTAAAGTGTTTTGTTGAATTATTTTTCACTTA